CAAGTGCAGTTCCTACGCCCCATATGACGGCGTATGGAAAAGCTGTAAAATACGCAGTTTTGAAGTCTTCTTTTTCTGTCGCAATGTTTGCAAATTTGGGGAAAACTACCAACGTTCCAGTGTGTATCCCCGTGCCGAATCCTATACTCGAAAGTATTCCAAGAAACAAAAAATATGTATAAACTGGTAAAATATAATACAGCAACGAAAAACACATTGTAAAAAACAAAGATTCATAAGAATTCAATACTCTAGTACATGATTTTAAAAACAAAAGTATAACGTAAAAAGGTTCCTTGTATATTTTTTTCATTTTTATAGTAATTATTTGTTTTAATTGTTAAATTTTTATTATTTATATTAAAAATGAAACAAGAAACAAAAGATACTCCAAGTGTTTTTTTTAAACTAAATTTGGATGAAGAAATAGCATATGCATTGTTTAATGAAAGTGTCCCTGACAAATATAAAAATAATCCGGAAGAATTTGAAAAATATTTAATGACAAAAAATAGAGTTGAAAAAAAAGAAGCTAAAAAAACATCTGAAAATACACAGTCGAAAAGTACGAAAAACTCATTTACTACATTTTTAAAAAGTTTTTTTAAAACAAAAGAAGTATCAAGATATAAACCTTTAATAACACCCCTTTTGACGGAAACTCTTCCAGTAGAGCATGTTACAAACTGGTCTCGAAATTAGTTTTTTAATTAATAAAAAGTATATTACATGAAGAATTGGTCTATTGTTCAAACTGGGCTTTTGAAAACACTTTTAGTACAAAGTACTATTAAAAATATAGTTATTGTAAATCCAAGTTTGGAATTTTCATACGTAGGACTTTTTCAGGAGAATAAACTGAAACCACGATCATTAGAACTAAGAGGGTTTTCTTACAATTCTTACAAAAACACAACAATCGATTACGCCAAATCATTACTTTTAAGTGTTAAAAATATAAAGGAAATATATTTACAAAAAATAAATTTTGACGAAAGATATAAAAATTATGTTTCTCAAAAAGACAAATTAAGGGACAGAGGAGTAAATAATTTTTTCCAACTACTTCTTATAAAAAAGTCTATACAATATATTCCTAAAAGCGCACAATATATATTGAGGCTTCGTGAAGATGCTGGTTGGTACAAACCATTTACACTAATAGCTAAACCAGCTGTATCCTTCAAAAACTGTTTAAGCTTTTGGGGTATAAATGATAAAGTATGGTATGGACCACGGAATGATGTCTTAAATATTATGAAAAATATGTTGCGATCTTGGCTTTATATGTGCACAAAATCTACCGAGATTACTTTACTAAATTTGATGCGTGGCAATAATTATTCATTGGTTGACATACCAGTGTCAGATGCACGAATCACACACAATGGAATATGTTGGGTGAGAAACTATATGTGCAAAAAAAATACTAAACTTGTAAAATGTATTGAACAAAGTCATTCAACCAGGCACAAAGTATCTACACCATGCAAAAAAAATTACAAAACAGTTACGAGTTTATAGAAAAAAACTTTAGTATGTCTATGAATGAAATAACTCCTTCGATGGCATCATCTTTCAATATGTAAATATGATGAACACTTTCATATTTCATTTTTTTTAAAACTGATATTAGTTTTTCGTTTTCTGTGCATGTGACGACTGTATTTGCACTTCGAGAAATCCCCGCATCGTTTCTACTTTTTCCTATATATTTTATAACATTTTCTTCTAAAAGTTTAATGTCATATCTCGAATACAATATATCAGAAGCACTAATAACACCAACCATTTTTTCTTGATCGTTTACAATTGGTATAGATGTGATATCATACGCTGACATCAGTTCAAATGCAGATCTTGCAATACATGATTCTTTACACCTTATAATATTTTTACGAGTTCCTATACCAGAGTCTAATAACGTATTAGATAATATGTGTGATATTTGTTCATCATCATTTGAAGCATGATGAATAGCTTCGACAAGTGCTCTTTGAGATATAATTTGGTATTTTTTATCGTGAAAGACCGCAATGTGTCTCAAACCTGAACACATTATTTTACAAATTTCGTTTACCGTAACATGTCCTTCTGATATTGTACAGTTTCTGATTACTTGTCGTATACTTGAATCTAGAGATGCAGTTCCTCTTAATATGTAACACAGAACGTCTGGTGTATCTAGTATACCAACGAGATGTTTTTTATCATTGTATAATAACGCGCATGTATTTTGCTTTTCTTTCATGAGTTCTAATGCAGATGTCAAAGACATGGTCTCTTCAAGTTCTACGATTTCTTTATCGTAAACCCAATCTTTTGCGTACATTTTTTTCAATATACTAATATCGTTTTGATATGATTTTATATGTAAAAAGTCACTTGTAAAAAGTGTATAGTCTTCTGTTTCACATGATTTAGAACATTTTAAAGGTTTTATGTTGTGTCCATCTCCATTTTTCATTGTAAAAGTATCTATTTTAGAATATTCAATGGTATCAATATTTTTTACACACTCTTCAATATTTTCCAGCTTTTCTTTTATCTTAAAAAGTGCTTTAATAACTAATAAAAACGTAGCTCCGAAAACTGCAGGAATAATAATTTTTTCTTTTTGATATAACATTTATAACTTAAAACAAAATTATTTTTCCCCCAAAAAATAATCACAAAGTCACAAAGTCTTATTCCGAGACTCTCGTTCTATTATCGGTCTCACTGTAAAAACTTTACAACTGAATTATTCTGTCACAATTTTGACACGAATAAAATATACTCTATAGATATTAGTTGTAACGTGTAAACAGAAAAGTTCCCGTAACAACAATTACGACCGTAAAAACTATTACAAACACAAGAATCAAATTGTTTTTATAATTTTCTGATATTCCATTGTCAACATGCTCTTCACTTTGTTCTTCATTTATACTTGAAAGTTTTCCTTTCACTGCAACATTTGTGTTATTTATTCTTATAGAAGTTTTTGACATTTTTGATATATTATTATTATATTTATAACTCATTTTATATAATGGTTTATATTTATGTAATGGTTTATATTTATGTAACGGTCTATGTTTATTTATGGTGATATAAAACATATCGTCTTGATGTTTTCTACATGAAAGCATATCGAATCAGGTTCATGACATAAGGGACAATATAAATTAAACTTTAAAAATTTAGAGGCGCAACAAGGCATATAAGCATGTCCACATGGGTAAACTGTAATATTTTCATAACTACAGTCGCAAATAGAACAGTATATCATTTTTTTTTTGGGTGTAAGTAATAAAGATGACAAATACTGATTCGGACTTATCTTTGGACGATAAAGTGGACAATGAACAATACAAAAAATGGACTTCTATTCGTGTAATTAAACAAAAAAAAACTGGAGCACACAAAAATGATGAACTAACACGTAAACAAAAAAAGAAAATTAGGCTACAAAAGCTGAGAAATACACAATATGTAGAAGACATTTATGTAGTTCCTGTCGTTCCTTTAGAATTTCCCAATACCGAAAATGATATTAATACAAATAGGCTCCATAAAGAATTGATCAAATGCGTACCTTCGTACACCCCGCACAAATTGTCATGGTGGAGTTGGATTACTAATTTAAAACATGAAAAAATAGAACCAACAAATAAAACTTATGACAATGTATGGGATCAAATAATTAAACCTATAAACTAAAATGATGAATCAGATTTATGTCTTTTTGTAATTGTCAAGCTATAAAAAATGACATTGAACACACGTCCCAAAAGAAATGTCAAACCGACAATTTCTAAAGATTCTAAAAAAGTTTTGATTACTCTTTCACAAAAAGAAAAAGAATTTATAGACTCTTTAGGAGAAGTTGAAGTCAATAAAATTGTTGAAATATTTAAAAAAAATACAGACGAACCTAAACCTATAAGAATATCCGTGTTGACTTCTTCATTACCAGACGAAATTAAATTAAGATACTTTAATACAATTCCTTATAACGACTCTGACAAGTATTTATCATTAGTGAGGTCGTCTATGGAAATTCCTTTTTCTAAATCAATAACACATTCAACTAAAAATTTTAAAAGGTTTTTAGATAATGCAAATAAAATTATGGATAAACATATAACTGGAAACTATGAGTCGAAAAGAGAGGTTTTAAAATTGTTGTGTAAATGGAAAAACGGATCCGATTCCAATACCTACGCAATAGGTTTAGAAGGAAGTCCCGGTACAGGAAAAACTACTTTCGTAAAACGTGCATTTTCCGAAGCAACCACTCTTCCATTAGTTTACATAGGACTGGGTGGGTGTCAAGATTCTTCATTTCTTTTAGGTTCTTCATACACTTATGAAGGATCTACATACGGACGTCTTGCTGGAGGATTAATCGAAACAAAATGCTGCAATCCAATATTTTTTTTTGATGAGCTTGACAAAGTTTCTTCTTCACCAAAAGGAGACGAAATAATAAATGTTTTGATTCATTTGATTGACGTTTCACAAAACTCTCATATTAGGGACAAATACTTCAATTTCGACATAGACTTTTCAAAATGTATTTTTGTTTTTTCCTATAATGATCCAGAAAAAATTTCACCAGTTCTTCTAGACCGCATAAAGCGCATTCGAGTAGAAACTCCTAATAATGAAGAAAAACTTGATATTATGGTTAAAAATATAATACCAAAGTATATGGAAAATAATAATTTTTCGTTTGAAGAAGAAGCATTGAAATTCATATTAAAAAAAAATCAAGAGCAAACGGGTTTGAGATCGATTGAAAAAGACATAGAACATGTTACTTCTTGTTTTCACTTATACAAGACTTATGGTTCGGCATCAATACTTGGTTTGGAAGAAATGCATAACAGTAAAAAGGTAATTACATTTGAATTTGTGAAAAAACTACTAAAGTCAAACAATGAATATACCAATCACACAAATATGATGTACATGTAAAATTAATTATTTTTTGTAAATAAATGTCGAATTCCTTAGGTGTAATCTATGTAAAATATAGTAAAAAATAACGATTGTTGAAAAAAATAATATTGTTACAGAACCTATAAAAAAATTGTTTTGAAATATACAAAAAACCTTTGTATATTTCGTTGTCATTTATTTTTATATCATTTATTTTGTTATTAGGATTGTAGTTTATACCGTTAAATAAACTGTAAAACTTGTTATGAATATGTCAAGAGCAATGACGAAATGGTTTCATAATAGTGTTTTATTATTTATTATTTTATGCTATGTAAAGTCTGTGGAAATTCTTAAATCAAACATAAATTAAACTTTTATTTAAACTATTATTAGTAAAAATATTGGTTGTTCATCTGAAAATAATAAAATTTAAGAGTTTAACGAATAAAGTTTTCCTCTTAGTTTAGGGCATTTTGAGTTTATACTGTCTATTGTTGCCTGTGTTTGTTGATCTAAA